TAAAATCAACAACTATATTATAATCATCATCTCTATTTAATGTATCAAAAAATGATCCATTAAAATTTTCTTCAGTAATAAAAGACATATTTAAATCACAATTTACTGGAAAATTAATGTTTCTTCCTTGTGGGAATTTGTAGTTTAATGATCTTAAATTTTGCCTATCAAATGACAAAGAGTAATCTAAGCTTTGAATACTATCATTGTAAAATTGAATATTAGAAAGAGTTCCATAATTAGCAGTTATCGCTCCACCTACCTGATTAAAACTTGAATCAAAATAATAAGTTGTATTTGGAGTTGGTACATTAACTGATCTAACGGCAACACCATCTTTAAAATAAGTAACGGTTTTTCCATCGTACTCTATTCTTACTTTGGTTGAAATTGTATAATTTCCAAAAATAACCCCGTCAGATACTCCACTTTGATAAATTTGAAGATATGTGCCCCCTGCCAAAAACCAAGCATAATTTATTGAATCAAAAGATGCGTTTGTTGTTGGATTGCTACTTAAACCAAACATAATTCCAGCTGTGGTTTGATTAGGTGTTGCCTCAACATACATATTATTATTATAACCTATGCTAGAGTAAGCTTGAGCATCGCCCCAAGTAGTTCCACCAATTTTAGTAAATACATTTCCAACTTTACTCATAGTTATTGGAGTTATATTTTCAGGAATTAATATACTAATATTAGTTGAATCATGACTTGGGTTTCTATAAAAAGTAACGCTAGCATCTCCTGGCAAAAGAATATTTTGTCCACTAAATCCAGATGGATTAATATTTTTAGGAATTATTAATTTTGTATTTTCTATATTTTGATTGCCAGATTGAACATTTAATGTGGTATAATTTATTCCACTACCACTTATATAGAAATTTATATTATCAGCAATATATGTTTGCTCAACACTAGGAACTTCTCCTACGTTAACAGAAAATGAATATTTTGTTAAATAAGAATTTTGAAAATGCAAAATAGAATAATTGGCAGAATTTGGATCTATAACATCATTTATTCCAGTTGGATTTATATATTGATTTGAAAAAGGATAATTTTGAAAAAGGTCATTATCATTATTATTTATAACAAGATAAAAATCTCTATTATCAACAATAGAATTATCTTGGCATAATCCAGAAAACATTGGAGCATTAAATCCAGAAAAATAATTAACATTAAAATTTAATCTATTTTCATTAGTAAAACCATCTGGCGTATAACTAAAAGTAAAATTAACTGTTGGTTGAGAAGCTAATCCTCTAAAAATATTTTTCTTGCTAGCAAAACCTTCTAGATTAATTCTATTGTTATCTATACCATAATTAAAATTTTGAACTTTTTCTATTCTTTTTAATATTTGATAGCCACTTAAATAATAGTCTGTGGTTGGATTTTGTTCGCCACTATATGGACCAACAAATAAACCCTGTACATTATAGATTATTCTATTTCTAGCCATTTACCTTAATCCTTGTATAGGATTACACTTTTAAATTTTACTGTGATACAACAATGAAGCTATGTAATTTGTGACTTGATGTTCAGATGCAATCTCTTGAATATTCCCAATTTGCTGTTGGTTTTGATCAAAAGGCTTTTCTATATATTCTTCTATTTTAGCTTTCCAATTTTCTGGAATTTCATTTGCTATAATAATTTCAGATATTCTTTCGGCGTTTTCTTTTTGCTGATTGTTTAATTTTTTAACATTTATTTTTTTTCTAAGACAAGACTTAATCTCTTCTTCTAGGTTTTGTGCGGCCAATATATTTTCTTTAATTTTAGATACCGAGAAATTAGCGTTTGAACCAACTGGTTTAACATTTTTAGTTGATTGAGGAATTCCAGTTGATCCAGATGGTCTACCACCTTGAGCACCACCGCCACCAATAATTGGTTGATATAAACCTTGATCTTTGAAAGATCTGAGTTTTTGTTGAGATTCAATTGATTCTTCTGAAGTTGGAAGTCTTCCAGTTTGAATAGCTTGGACTCCTTCTTCTGGAGTAAGAATTCCAAGTTCAATAAGACGATTGTATATTCTAGAATATTGAACATCATCTTTCAAGCTAATATCTTCAAATGATGGTTGAGGAAAGTTTTTAAATCCTAAATCTTTACTGATTCTTCTAATTTCTGGTACTAAAAATTCATTAATAAAAACTTCTCTACCTTGTTTTAATCTTTCAATGAAAACTTGAACTTTAATGCTTTGATTTGCGAATTTTTCGCTACCAATAAGAATATTATTTAAACCAATTTGAATATCTCTATCTACGACTTCATATTTTTCTGGACCAATTAGATTTCCAATATCAGGTATAACAAATTGTGCTTTTGTTGTATAGTCTGCAATCAGAACACGGCCAACGCTTTGATTTGCGAATAAACTTTGCATTGCTTCAAGATTCCTTTGATTTACTCCACCTTTTTCTGGCTCTGCTCCCATTGTTACAAGTAAAATAGCTTGTTGAGTTGTTCTTGTAACTGCCATGTCCATTTTTTTCATTTCTAATTTCCAATTAATATCATCAAGAACTGGAAAGCCCATTGGAATAGAAAGTGGCTCATAATCTTGCTTCTTATAAAATACTGCTGCTAATTTTGTGGCATCAAGAGGAACTAAAATATATCTATTATTTTTACTTTTAATTTGTTTTTTAGTTGGTTCTGGTAAAGAATTAAATACCTCTATGTCTTCATCTGTTTTAGGATCTCTTAATCTTTCTAATTCATAATCGCTTAAGAGTTTGTAGTAAATATTAAAATTATAATTTACTGATCCGCCAACATAAATATCTGCAGGATTTAATATAGTATATCTAGCTGGAATTTTAATGTTTTTTGCTGCTTTGATTCTTGAACCAAAAACTTGTACAATCTTTAAAGTATCTTCTAGTGATAATTCTGTATCAAATCTATAAGTGAATACATTTCCGCTCCTATAGTATTCTCTAAAAAATTGATCTTGGAAACTTGCTAAATTAATCTTCTTAAAATATGCTGTAAAAAATTCTCTTGATTTTTGACTGCCACCAGTTAAATAAATTGGGCTAGCTGAAAATTCAGTCATTAAGTCAATTGTATTTCTAAAAATACCAACATTATAATATGCTTTTTGACATAAAACAATTGCGTCTCTAACGTCTAAAGTAGATAGGTTTTGAATATTTGGACTAAATCTAAATGGAATAAGTCCTTGGTCAATATTAATAAACCTATTAGTTCTTTCTATATCTGCTGCTACATTTCTTCTAATAGCAGTCGAAGCTCTCGCTTCTGAAAAAGTCCCATTCTTTTGTGAAGACCCTTCTACCATTAAGGGCATTATTTCTGAGGCATTTGAAACTTCCATTTTTTTAGATTTTTTACTCATTTTTAATTTATATTTAAAATATTTACACTTATTTAATCATTATAGGCGAAAAAGAGTTGGATATCTGTTCTTTTTGCTGCATCATTAAGTCATTATATGACTTCAAACCCCAATTGGCTAACATAAATGCAGAATAATTATCTTTTCTAGCTTTATTAGCGGAGGCACTTCTTTTTAAATGTTGAGGTAAATCAAAGGATTGAGTACCCCTACTAGTAGCAGAATGCTCAATTAATACGCATTGTTTCTTAGTTTGATAAATGAAATCATCTTGATTTTCTATAAAGTCAAGCATTTCCCAGTCTTTTTTATCTTCTGTTTTCAGTAATTCCATTGGTAGTCTTAATGAAAATTGAGAATTAAAGAAATCATCCGAAGCTGAAGTTTTGCTTGCAAACCAAATTTTTTTATAATCTATGCATGCTTGAAGATATTCATTAGCTCTTCTTATAAAGTTGCTGGTAAATACTTGGTTAAAGCATATTCTTTTATTTTCTAAATTGTATTGATTTTTAGCTTTTCTTAACATTTGATTATAATCTTCACCCTCTAGATCTGAATCGAAATCAAAAGAATTTATTTCAAGTTTATTATTTTTAAATAGTTCTGATTGGTTTGCCGAAGCTAAGAATACGTCTGCTCCTGCATTATCCATAACAATTAAATGAATATCAAAATTAGTCAATAAATAATAAAAATAATT